GTTGTCGTGGTGCGTTCTTGACTTAAAGGTTGAATACAATAATTGCATCAAGTTCAACCCATCACTAAATTTCTAGATCTTATCCTTTATCCATAAATGGGGGAAAGATAGACATTTATATCTCTATTCGATAAGGTCTAGATTTCAATAATTTTTACAATCCAAGATTTAGGTATCATAGTACGATCACCAAAAGTTATTGTACCATCTTCTTCTTTATCATAACTTGCAAACATTTTTACTGATGTTTTATCTTTAGAAAAGATCCAACCTTCATTAACAGGTTTAGCAAGTTTCATATTTTTAAATTCTTTATCTGATGCCCAAGCACTATCACTAACACAATCTACCCATTCAACTCTACATTTAGTATAAGGTATATCGTTAGAGTCTTTATCTTTTATAGATTTCTTTTTTTTAGTGTAACGTTTTTTTGTCATGAGCTGCCCAAATATAATCTTTATATTCTTCTATATCTTGATTTATGTTTTCTTCATCAAAAACTAATTGAAGATAAGTGCTATAAATTATAGCAAGAGCCATAGCATCTGCAGCTTTAATAGATAAATCTGGATTTTGTTCTTTTAAAAAATCACCAATAATTTCTGGTTTAACACCAGTAAGAAATTTATCTGAATATGGTTGTTTTACCTTCGGAAATTTATATATTTTTGTCATAAGAACATACCTCTAGCGAGGATAACTATATCTATTAATTGGGTTGCAGTAAAAATTCAATGTTGTTTTGTATCTTAGGTACAAGTTTATTATAAACATCTATCCATAGTTTAGAGTCATCATAAAAAAAATTCTTATTTTTCCACATATTTTGATGATGATCATAAAATATCTGACATATTGGTAAAGGATCTATATCAATTTTAGCCCAAAAATCACGTTCTGACATACCACAATTATGCAATTGATGATGATGCTTTACACATAAAGGTATGGTAAATTGATCACCTACCTTTTGGGATATACCACGAAATTGAGCATAAGTAATATGGTGTGCATTACATCCATATTGTTGACATATTAAACAAGGATTAGAAGCTACCCATTTAAGATATTTCTTATCTTTTATTTTTAGTTCCTTGTCCTTTAATAGTGTTTCGCACTTTCGTGTACCCATAATAAATACTTAATCTTGATAATCCTTCATGGACTCTATTTGATGCTTTGCGTTCTGTCAAACTTAAATGATTAGCTATTTCAATTATACCAAAATTATGCCAGCAAAATAACTTCATACATTCTGCGTGTATTGGTCCTATTTCTTCATCACAATCTTTTACTGAAAGAGCTGCACCAAGAGATGATGTAATAAAATCTGTATTTTTACCATCTACACGTTCTTGTAGATAATTGCCTGAGCTTCCACCCATAAGCTCACAGGCTATTCTGTATCTAGATCCAGCTTCATATTCTTCAACAGATATAAGTTTTCTATGAAACATATACATTAGACGAGATTCTCTAATGTTTAACCAGATTTTTTTCTTATCTCTAATAGTAGAAATAAGTTCTGGTTTTTCAATTTTTCTCATAATTAGTTTTATAATCTTTTAAGTATTTATCAACAAAAGATTTAAAATTATTATTTTTAAAGTAAAATTTATTGAGTCGATATACTCTGTTTTTAGAACATTGATGATGTCGAGCAATAAGGCTTTTACACCCATACACTTTTGTAGGGTGCAATAGCCAACATAAGATTATAGATAAATTATATATTTTATATTCGTTACTGCATTTTATAGTTCTTTTACCTTTTAATATATCTAAAGATATGTTACAGGTAGAACTTAAATATTTTTGTATATTAATAACCATAAGGAGATGTCTATGAAAATCGAGTATCGTCATTCTGCTTCAAAAACTAATACGTTTATTGATAGTCCTGCGTTTTGGATTATCAATGAGTTATATGATTTTGAATCTAGCCCAAATGCTAGAATGATAATGGGCTTAGCAGCAGAAGATGCAGCTAATCACGCACTACAAAACCAAATCACTGATGAAGATTCTATCACAAATTTTGCTAAAACAAAATATTTAGAACATAGTCGTGATGAGATGGATGACTTATTACCAACAGAACATGTTGATGATGAATATGAATGGTCAGCTATTATTGCTAATAAGTTTGTTAAAGAACTACCACAGTTTGGTGAAGTAGTATCTTGGCAAAATCAACTTCAAATTCCAGGCAAAAAGTATGGATTAAAGTATGATGTAATAGCTAAAACTGACTTTGAGTTTAAAGATGTTATTGTAGATACTAAAGCTACAGCATATATTAGACGTTTAAAAGCAGGTCATGTAGATCCTAAATGGTATCCAAAAGAAGCTGATGTAAGACAACAATGCTTGTATAGAGATATGTTTGGCAAAGAAACTATGTTATTATATTGTTCTCCAAAAGATCAATATTGTGTAGATATGGTAGGTCGTGATAATTTAACAGAAATTATACATGCTATGAAACATATAGAACACATTATAAACATAGCCAAAACTAAAGAAGATATTGTCAGAATGTTTCCTTTAACATTAGACAACTTTAGATGGAAAGGTTCCGAAGGATCTGTGGATTTTGCCAAAAAACTTTGGACAGAATGTTTAGAATAATGTATAAAAACTAATGCAAAAATTAGGAAATATAGTAAAACAAATAAATAGGAGACATATGGAAACAGAAACATTTGAATGCTCATTTAGAAAAGCATTTGAGAAAGATAATGGTGGGGTAACAGTTTACGTCACTAAAGATGATGGAACAGATATGACAGTTTATGGTGAAGCCATTGGAACTAGTCGTTGGCAAAAGGGAGCTAGATTAAAAATTGAGGCTTTGCCTATAAGAACTAGTAAAACTGGTAAGCAATATCAAACAGCTAATTCAATAGAATTAATTGATGGTGAAACAACTACTGATAATACAGTAAGTCAATCTCGTACTAAATCAGTACCAGATAATTCTTCTCAATGGAAAGAAAAGTATAGACTTACTATGAGTAATTTATTATCAGCTTGGTTAAGTTCTGGTAAAGAAGTAACACCAGAAATACATAAAAATCTAGATCTGATTGTTAGAGATATTTTAGATTCTAAAATGGATACTAAAGATGATCTAGAAGATGCACCATTTTAAACAGAACACGTCATCTCCCTTTCTGTTAGTTAACGTGTGGGTAGGGTCGAAAGGCCCTATCCTTTTTTTTTATGAAAGATTATAATTTATTTAAATTAGAATTAGAATTGATTGGAATTAATACTTATGGTAAAGATAATTTAATAAGAGAGATGTATAATAAATATTTAAAGGAGGATAAAAGTGATTACAGAAAAACGATTAGAAGATGCATTGAAATATCTTGCAGAAACAGATGTTCAGAATGCTGAAGCTAATGCTAAAGTTAAGTATTTGGATAGGCTTCTTAAAAGAAAGAAAGCTCTCCACATCACTGGTAATAGCAACGATAAAAGCATATCTGCCAAAGAACAAGCATACTATGCAAGCGAAACTTATGAGAATGCTATTCAGGAACTATTTGATGCTGAGGTTGAAGCAAGCACAATTGAGAATAAAAGAGATAAAGAAGGAATTATAATAGATTTATTCAGAACTTTAGAAGCTAGTAGACGTAAAAATACTATATGATTTATAAATTTAGAATGAAATATTATTACCCAGTAACTACTGAAGTATTTATTAGTGCTGAGTCAGATGAACAAGCATTAAAAGCTATTAATGAGCTTAACTTGTCTACTCTGGATTGGAAAGAAGATCCAATAAGACAAGATCAAATGACTTATGAGGTAGTTAAAGATGGAACGAAGTCCTGAACAAAAGTTGTTTTTAACAGTTATTGTTCAAGCTACACATGATGCTGCTTATACTGGTCATAATAAATATTTAATTATGCATAAAAGAGACGCAATAAATTGGCTTACTGGTAACTCCAAAGACTTTCAAATAGTCTGCAAACTTGCAAAAATAGATCCATATTATGCTACACATAAATTTGTTAAAGCTATGAAGTTAAATGTATATTCTTTAAAAGATTCACAATTTAAAGTAATAAACAAAAAAAAACCATATCAGTTAAAGAACCGATCTGGTAAATTTAAATTAGTATTTTAATGACAGATAAAACGATATTTAAAGATATGACTTACAATACATTAAATAAACAAGTAGATGGAGATCATTATAAATCTATGAAGATTGAACCTGCATATTTTATTAATGAAAATAATTTACCATATGCCGAAGGCAATGCCATTAAGTACATATGTCGTCATAAAAAGAAAGGTAAAAAGAAAGATATAGAAAAGGCTATACATTACTTAGAGATGATTTTAGAAAGAGATTATAGTTAATTTTTTGATTGTATAATTTTTTTAATTGTTTCACTACCATCTATATTAACTTCTATTTCAGCTTGTACTTCACCACACATGAATTGCTTATTAAGCATATCCATATTTCGTGTTGCTTCTCGTTTCATTTTAAGACAAGTAGATAAGCTCTTTTGTATTCTATGTTCTATAAGCTCACCATTTATAAATAAACATAATGCAAATACTAATTTAGTGATTGCCATTTAATTTACCCAAGTTTGCTCTTACAGAATCTTTAAGTTTTTCAACATCAATTCTTAATCGTTCTACATCTGTTTGTAGTCGTTCAATATTGACTTTGTTTGTCATATTCTGTTCTTGGTTTTGCTGTAGCTTTTCTACTTGTTGAGCAATATGTTCTAGCAACATAAATTGTTCTTGATCTATGGGTTTTTGAACACTAGCCTCTAATAAATCTTGTTCAAATAATTGGTTTTTAGTTTCTAAATTATTAAGTCTTTCAACAATGCCAAAATAAGCCCATACACCTATCGCTACTCCCACGACAATTGCAATCAAATTTCTTATTGGCAAACCAATCTCTGTATCTTCTGATAATCTTTTCATTTAGCAATTTTGCCTTTATTAATACCTTTTTTAATAACATAGTCTCTAGTTCCATTAGCATTAGTCTCAACTTCTTTTTTAAGAAGTCGAAATATATTCATTTCTTTAGATTTACGTTCAGCTGCTTTTGTGTATTGCTCTAATATTTTTGTGTCTCTCATAGCTTTGTATAGGTAATGATGCACCAGATTGATAAAAGCATTTAATGCACCATCTTTTATCATCTATTTGTGCATATCTTTTGTTAAGATTTTTTTTACAGATATAACATTTAGAATGTTTCATTTACGTTTCATAATATCAGCACCTTTAAGACCATATATAGCTGATACTACACCAATAAATATAGCTTGGTACCAGTAAGGTAAATTCTTAAAGTATTCAAAAAACAAATCTAATTTATTACGAATTTCAGGATCGTTAGAAAAGATAGAGTAGACCAATACAAGCACAGGAATAGATACGAGAACAAGGACAAATTCGTCTTTCCAACCATTATCATTGCTCTCAATAATTTTCGCTTTATATTCAAGTTCACCTTTCGCCATACGTTCAGCATGTACTCGCTGAGCATCTGACATTAATCGTTTAGTTTGTTGTTTGTTTTGATATATATGAGAGGCAGTTTTAACTCCCATGCTCAATAAATTCAACCACATATTATTTTTTCTTTCGTTTTTTTTTAATAAATTGTTTATCAACCCATTCAAACCATGAGTCTACATAACCAAAAAAAGAATAAAAAATTCTATCTATCATTTTTACGTTGTTTATATCGTTTGATAAAAAGACGATTGACACGTCTGTGCCAAGCCCAAACCTTAACTTTAATTGCAATACCCTCTATGATGCTGAGGATCCTGTCGGATAACCTTCCCATGCCTTATACATCCCTTCTACAATAAGTTCATCATCATAAGGCTGCATACCATTTTCCATTTGAATAATAGCTTTTACCAAAGGTAAATAATGTTCAATGCTATTATCTAGTTTGTCTAGTGGTTTAATACCCATACGATCACAAACAAAGTTAATATATGCTTCAGTATCATTTTCAGATGGTGGAGCCCATCTGTTAATAATATCATCAACGTTAGTTTTTTTATGTATAAATCTATAAGCTAGTAGTATTCTCATTAATGCACGAATACCCATTACAGCTTCACTAAATACACAGAATACAGGATCTGTTTGCTCATCAGCTAAACCATCCCAATCTGTACCAAGTTTTATATTTCCTGGATTTTTATTTCTAATTCCTCTAGGTAATTTTTTTATTCCATCTGCCATGTTTGTCTAATACCATTGGGATTAATTTAGGCAATCCATCAATGATAACTCCTGTTCCTATAACTGGTCTAGACTTTTGTAATTTATTATATTCAAAAGCTAAACTTTTCATATTAATTAAACACCCAACTTGCATACCCCAAAGTAGTTCATTTGGATTACTCCAATAATCTATTTTGAAAGATGTATGATAATGTCCTTGAACAGTACACATACCATATTGTTGAGCAACTTTTAAAACATCTTTATATTTACCATGACAGAAGTAAATTTTTTGACCATTAGATGCAGTTACAATCAAATCTTCGTGCCATGACCAACCTTTACCCACACCAAGCATATTGTTATATGATTTAAATACCTCATGAGGCAAACCATATCTTGTTGCTTTTCTAAATACTAAACTTCCATGATTGGAATCTAGTAATAACATTTTAGGAAAGAGCTTTTCTAATTTAACAAAAAACTCTTTAGCAACTTTTAACTCATGACTAGGCGAGTATAATCCTGGATGATGATCATGAAATGATATTGAATGCCAATCCAATTCATCACCCATATTGACTACAAGGTCAGGTTTATATATTTTCTTTAACGCAGCTAAAAAGTCAAGAGTGTCTATATGATGATAAGGTGCGTGTTGATCACTTATACAAAGTATTGATTTCCTTAACATAACTCATGGTTATACAATTATTTAGTTAATAAGTCTATTAAAAAGGTACAACTTTATGCAGGCTTTTTAGGTGGTATTAATATTGAAATAGATCTGCATTCAAATTTGATAGCTAATCTATTATCATTAATAATTTTTGCATCCATATTTTCCATGACTTTACTTGCCATGTCATAACCAGCAATAGCACAATTATAGTGACTATTGAACTCCTGATTTATATGTAATCCATTATTACATTGTTGTGTAATCATTGAACACATATACAATATTAATACAAATTTTGTCATAGAACTTTATTTAAAAGTATAAATAATTCTCCAAGAACAGCAACACCTACTGCACCTAAAATATACAAAATTCTATCAATATCTTTTTGTATGTGCGCTAAGTGGTTATTCTCAAGGGTATCTAATCTTTGATTGATTAAATCAATAGAACCATTTACTTTTAAAAGTTCTTCTTTATTTTCAGTATGTCTACTCATTAAAATAATGTCTTATAAGGATCTCTTATAAGCCCTTTTGTTTTATATTGTGTGTATCTAGGCCCTTGATAACGTGGGTGTCCTAGTTGACCCAACACAAAGTCTACTGCAGTATTAGATGCTTCATCTAATGACAGACCATCACTTTGCAATTTTTCAGCAATATCTCTAGATGCTGATTGTAACCATATAGGTAAAAATCTCATACCTACATGACCTCCAATTTTTAAACCTTTTTCAATAGCTTCATCATCTTTAGATGTAATGTTTGGACTCCATTTGGTAGTCAAGTATTGTTTATTAGTCAATACTTCTATTGTAGTTCTAGGTAAAGATCCTATCTTTTTAAGAGCTGTAGATTGTGGATCTGTGATCCAATGAAAAGGCTCCATTAATTGTTTAGAGAATGTAAGAACTTGTCCATCACCTAAATCAATTCTTGTAGGATCTGTGTTTTCTAATAATGAATGACCACTAAATGCGTAGTTTAAAGCACTACCAGCAGTAGCATAAATAAGAGCAGCTCTTGCAAAGTAGTATTGATACATTCTTCTTAATGCAGGATCTGATTCAAATGCTGGTAAAGACTTAGCTATAATTCTAATATTAGATATAGTCCAATCAGGTGCAAACATTAACAGTTGCATATAGCCTCTAGAGCCTGGAGCAAATGTTGTTTGCGTTAATCTTTTAAGAGTACTGTTTTGTATTCTATTAGCTAATATATCCCAGTTTTGTCCACCAAAAGCATCATTAGTAAATTGAGATGCTTTAGTAGCTTTGGCATATATTTGAGCTACAGTATCACCAGCTTTAATTTGTAAAGTATTAGGTCTACCCATAAGAGTAGGTTTATCTAATACAGTAAGAAATGTATTTAATTTAGCAGCAGTAAATACTCTATCCCAAGTAATTCTATCAAACCATTTAAATACTTCTTCTACTTTACCATTAGTTGAAACACCAAAATGTCTTTTTAAGAAAGGATCTAATCCTCTCATGTTGTAATAAAATCTATCAAAGCCTACATCTTCAGGTGTAGATATATTTAAACCACTACCTTGTGCAAATCTAACAACATCATCATAACCTGTTTGTCTTAGTTGTTGAATTGCATGTTGAAAATCTTTTATATAAGAACCTGGATCTCTAACCATATTTAAGATTTCAGGTTTAGCTCTAGGATCTACAACTTTTTTTATAAAGTTCCATTTAGATCCAGCAAATAATAAACTTTCTACTAATGCTCCAGCATGAAAAAATGAAAAACCAACAGCTAATCTTTTCATCATTAGGTTGGTATTAAATATTGCACCCATAAGTGCATTTTCTTCAGTAGCATCAAAGACCATTCTTAATGATCTTTCCATACCTTTATGTATAAAAGGCATTTTACCTTCAGCTTCAAAATAAGGATGATTAAATTTTACATAATCTCTTGCATCAAATGATGGAGCTAAGTTAGGATTTCTAACTAATAAAGGAATATTACCTACTTTTTGTTTTTCTAAATGTGTAATTAGAGCTCTAGTAGATAGAGCTTTAGATGCAGCAAATCCATATATTCTAATAAGTTCAGCAGGATCATCCATACCTTGTCGTATAGTATATTTTTTAATCATACCTTGATTTATATCTTGGAATACACCACGTCTACTAAATTGAAATTTAGCAGAAGGCCCAGTAACTACTTTGTCGTAATCTCTTACAAATCTAAAAGGTTGATCTTTTGGATTATATTCATTCCACATTAATGGAAGATAATTAGATCTTTGATTGAAGAATAAACCTTTACCTTCTTTGCCAAAGATATTAGCATATTCATCAAATATTTTTTTAATAGTTTTTGCAGCTTCTAATTCAGCTTTGCTTAATTCACTACTAGCAATAGGTTTTAATTTAGGATCAAATTTAAATGTTTTTCTATCAACTGTAGCACCAGTAAGATAATAAAATATTTTACGTCTAGAATCTAAACCATCAGGTATAGCATCTTTAACTTTATTACTTAATAATTGTGCAGCTGAATTAATTTTAACTGTAATAAATCTAGATGTATCTAAAGCTGATTCACCAGCTAATGCTGCATCATCATAGGCTTTAGGAGCTTTACGTAATTGACTAGCAAAAAATTTTCCTGCACCATATATAGACGCACCGATTGCAAATCCTTTAGCAGTAGCTAATAACTTATCATCATCTGCTGTTAAGAATTGTGCAGTACCAAAAACTCCACCAATAGCACTAGCTTTTAAGACAGAATTTTTAATCATGTCTCTTGCAGTTTCTACTGGTGTTCGCATTACAGATGTAATATCTGCTGCCATAGCTTGAAACTTTTTAGGATCAGCTATGATGTCTGATTCAGCTGCTATAATTTTTAATAAGTCATCTACAGATTTATAGCTACCACCTTCGGTAATTTTAATAGCTTCATCAGGATTAATTTTATATTTATCAAATATTTTTTTAACACCTTCATCTATTTTAATTCTAGGTACTCTAGTAAGTCTTTGAGCTGCTGCTGACATTCCTGCAAATCCAACAGATAACAAAGCACCTGCTGTTGCACCAAATGTAGTTTCTATTGTAGTTCTTTTAGGATCTAAAGAAGCATCTTCACCAAGTTGCCATGCTGCTGAAAATACAAATGGAGTACCAAGTGTAGCAACAGTACCAACTCTTAGGTCTGACATTACTTCAGCTTCTTTTTTTTTACGAGCTATTTTAGTTAATTGTAATGATTTAGAGTATTTAAGACGCATAGCATTTACTACACCTCTACCTAACTTACCCCAACCTAATGGCATAAATAATAAATAAGGATCAGCTAACATCATGTTAACTAATTCAGCTCCAAATAACTTTGGATTAGCTTTCATCATATTGCCTACTTCTTTTAGGTCAATATCATTAGGCCCTTCTTCATCTAATAAATAACCAAATCTAGATAGCTTACGTTCTGCTTCTTGATATACTTTAGTATTAGCAAGATTAGGATTATTACGAACAAAAGCTAATGCTTCTTCTGCTTGTTTCTTTTTAGTGTTACCAGTAATCCATTGGTAAAAAGATGCAGGTAATGATTCTTCTCTTATAAGATCTATAGGGTTACGCAAAGACTCAAAGAATCCAGGTACTTTCGCCTGGACAGGATCATTAAGTCCATCAGGTACATTTTGTATTGGATCTCTTAGTCTTGGATCATTAAGAGGTATTCCATTAGCCATTATTTAAATTTTTTTCTTCTTATTTCAGATTTAACAGGAAATTCAAAACCTTTTATTTTTTTAGTTTTAGTAATTATTTTTTCAAAACCAAAAGGTTCATCACCACTTTCTATTTCTATGGTAGGTTTTTTAATTTTTAAACTTTTACCTGTCATAGCTTTTAATTTTTTATAAGGTAATCCAACACTCATACCTTCATATGGATCTATATTTCCTCTAGGTTCAGAAGGAATTCCTTTTCTTTTTGCAAATCTCATACTTGAAAGAGCACTTGTACCTGGAGAACTACCTTTAGATATTCCAAATTTATTAACATTTGATTCTAAAATATCATCATCACCCATAAAAGTAGTTTTAATTTTTTGTTTATATTTAATTTTAGATACTTTATATTTATCACTAGGTATGCCTAATTTTTGAGCTACTTTTTCACTTTGTTTCATACCAGCTACTTTAGATAAACCAAATGCTTTAGATATTAATCTTTCTTGTTTTTGTTTAACTAATTTTCCAAATGATGTTCTTTTAAAAACATCTTTAGTAGGTGGTTTTTGAGGATTAAAATAATATGTTTTACTTGTTGCAGTTTTAGATGGAGTAAATACTGGAACAGTTTTTTTTTCAAATAATCTAGCTTTACTTCCAAATTGTTTTTGTTTAGATTTAACTCTAGATGCAACAGCAGATTGAATCTTTTTAACTTTAGATTGGAATACTTTTATTTCTTTTTTTCTACCAGCTACATTAGCTAATTCGCCTTTCATTGAAATAATAGGAGGAGATCTATATAAACCTTTTTCCATATCTTTTCCAAAAGATCTTCTTAAAACCATAGCTTCTCTATTAATGTCAGATTTAGAATAAGAACCTAAACTAGGAAATGATTTTTCAATTCTTTTTCTTGATAAAAGAGCTTTAGTAATTTTAGTAACTTTCATAATTATCCTTCAAAATATTCAGGGAATCTAGCTTTAAGTATTTTCTCAGCTCTTTGTCTAGATACCTTTTGTAATTGTGGGTTAGCAGCTAATAACATAGCATATATTTGTGAGTCATCATTTGTAAGTACATTACCATCAGATTTAGGTATTACTATTTCTGGCCCTTTTTCTCCTACAACATAGGCTTTATTAGCTTGTACTGGGCCACCTTTAGCTCTAGTAGGAACAGTAACATCTGATTCTAATGTAGCAGATGTAATAAAAGGTATTCCACCTTTTTTCTTAAACTTACCTTCTTTAACTAATTTTTCTATAATTTGTAATTTACGTCTAGTATCAAAAACTAAAGGCTTACCTGACTTATTAGCTTTTTGAAGTCTTTGCATTTCTTTTTGTAATTCAACTGCAATATCTTCTGCTGCTATATCAAACATAGCTGATACATTTTTGCCTTGTACTTTACCCATAATTCTTTCAATTACATTGGGTTTTTCAATATTCATTGTTTCTAATAATGATTTAACTTCAGCAATATCAGTAGATGTAGCTTGTATAGGAGCTTGTTTTTTAGACTCTAATATATTTTTATATTGTTGAGATATAGCACCAGCTTTAAGAATATTATCTAAAGATCCTTGACCAATTGTTTTACCTTCAGCTCCAGCTTGCATAAATGCTAGTCCTAATGTAAATGCAGGGTTAGCCATAAGTCCTTCAAAGCCACCTTTATCTTTCCATTGAGCAGATGCTTTATCAAAATCTACATTAGCCATATTAGCTAATTTTTGAAAGAAACTAATATCACCTTGTTGTGTACCTTGACCACCAGTAACTATAGGATCTGTTGGTTGTTTCATAACAGATGGTGTAGCTAATTTTTGTGTATTTTGTGGAGACATCATAGCTTGTTGTTTAACATCTGGTTTAATACCAGTTTGTCTACCAACTAAATTACCTGTATATCCTAAGTTTCTAGGATCTAATGGAGATGATGATTTAGTTTCTTCTTTTCTAAGAGGAACTCCATATTGTGATTGTTTAGCTATATCTTCAACAGTAGAACCATAGCCAGTTTCTTTTCTCCAATCATTCCATATATCTAATAATCCCATTATAATATTCCTTTATCTAAACTATTTGTTTTTAGCCAATCATAAAATGGACTTTCATTAACAGCTAAATATCTTACAGCAGTTGGGTTGCCTAAGATTGATTGTTGTTTTGCTTTAGCATCAGCATAACCTTTACTAAAGAAAAATTCATTTCCACCACTACCTAAATTTTTATACCATTTAGCAGCAACAGAATCTGGTTGTTGTGTACCAGAAACTATATAAGGTGATGCAGCAAGTAAAGCAGTTGTGTTTTCTCCTCCACCTCCAGCAATTGGTTGAACTGTTGAAGTATTTCCATCACTATAATCTAAAAATTCATAACCTGGTACACCTGAAAGCATACTTTTAGCTTTACCAGTTTGATAAGCTGTATGTAATAAACCACCTATACCAAGATACATTGCTGGATTTGATTTTACATTAGCAATGTAGTTATCTTTAAAACTTGTAATACTATCTCTGTCTCTTGGATCAACATCTACTTCTGGATCTGGATCTCCATATACAGGATCAGCTTGTTTTTTTGCTTGTTCTTTTAATGCTTTTTGAAAACCAGGATCTACTGTATTATCATTACCACCACCATAACTTTGTTCTCTACCAGATTGGTTTTGTGAAGAATCATAAGATCCTACAGAGTCTGCACCATATTGAGATTCAGCATCTTGTCTGCCAACTCCAGATCCTCCACCACTATCATTTCCTGATCCACCACCACCACCTGACATAGTTTATCCTTATATAATTATTGCAATAATTAAAATAACAACAGCAACTGCTATTGCTTTTTTATGTTCTTTCACAAAATGTGGTATATGTTCTTTTAATTTCATTATAATAATCCTCCTAATAAACCAAATCCACCACCAATAGCAGCTCCCATTGGGCCACCAATAGATCCTATTTGTGATCCTAGTGCAGCACCTGTTAAAGCACCACCTGCAGCCATAGTAATTGGATTAGCTTTTGGTTGAGTCATTGATTGTTGTTGTGTTGGTAATCCATAAGCAATAGGTGCAGCAATATTATAGTATTGTTGCAATGCTTGATATGGAGCCATTTGTTGTTGTCTTTGTATATCTTCTAATGCTCCACCAACAGCAGTTAAACTAGGTATTTGTTGAGCTGTAGATAATTGTCTAGCTCTTTCTCTTTCAAGCTGACCAAATGCATAAGGTAATGCTTTTTCAGCTACTTGTCCAACTACTTGACTTTGCATCATTGGAGATCCAGGAGTTCTTCCTGCTCCACTAAATTGACCTGCAACACCAGAATAAATATCAGTAGCAGCTTGACTAATTAAAGGAGATAAAAAAGGATTAGTATACTGACCCTGTATTGTATTTAGTATTTGTTGATTAGCAGCTTGAGCCATTTGCTCTTGTGCTGATAATCCTTGTAATGTTTGTTGACTTGGTGCTACATACCCAGCTCCAGTTGGCCCTTGACCATATATAGTTCCTGCTTCAGATAATATCTGATTTAATGCAGGTTCTGCTGGTGCGTAAGGTTGTGCTGTATTTACTGAAGTAGATGTTCCTCCACTTCCTCCACCTCCAAATGACATATTATTTATTCTCCTTATGTTTTTCTAATAATACATGACTTTCTTGATAACCAAATGGTTTTAATATTTTTTTCCATCCAGGTCTTGCAACAAGCTCTAATAAATCACATTGGTTTTGCCAGGCAAAATCTTCAATATTTTTTATTAAGTGCTGCCATTTTTCACGATGCTTACCTGTCATGATTTTAATATTTAAGCAACGTTGTAATGGTCTTTGTATAATTTCTGTAATAACAATACCATATAGTCTATCAGGAATATCTTGTTCTTTATCCCAAAGAAACCATAACTGCATTTTACCTTCAGAAATCCATTTCTTAAAATGACTAGCATTTGCATAATTGTTAGATCTTGCCATAGCATCTGCTATCATACCTTCACATTGTTTCCATACAATACTAGTATTTTCTTTAGGTATAAGTACCAATTCAATCATGCACTTTTTTCGTCAAATATTTCTAATATAGAACAACTGCCACTAATAGAATTAGCACCACTTGCTTCTAATCTATATATATCTCCTGACTCTAAAACTAAAACTCCATCACCTAAATCTTGTGAGCTACCAGCAGCTATAGTATGTTGATCTATTTGATAGTCTGTTGATGCAGAACTATCATATACATATCCTTTTACTACAGTATTTCCTGATCCATAATTAGCTGTATGAACAACTTTCATTAAAGCTGTTCTACTTGTAGGTACTGTATATACATCTGTTTTAGCAGTAGTAGTTAAATTAAACTGTGCGTTTTTATATATATTAGCCATTATCTAGCTGTTGCTGGGTTATCTCCCACTAAAGGTTCTTCGGCAAATGCCATGTAAATGTATGTTGTACCTGAACCATTACTATTTGTATTTGTAGAATTTAATTTAAAACCATTTGATAAAATATCCATATTTATATCAGTTGCTTCAGCATTGGATAAATTAGGATATAGTCGATAATTTTTATCATTATAACCTAATCTTTTATTATCATTCATAAACCAATTTTCTGTTCCAGAAGTAGCTTTACCGATAACAAAAGCAGGTTTAAATCCTGTATAAACAAATGTTCCATCAGCATTACCATTACCAGTATAAGAACCAAATTTTGAGTAGCCTTGTTTTTCTGCGAAGCAGTAGGCAAAAGAAGAAGCATTAGCACCTACGTTAGCAACATTACCTGTCCAAACAGAAGTCGTTGGTGCTGTGTTTCCAAAAGCTGTGCTTGTTTGTTCAGATTGAGTATCAAAGAAAACTGCTTTAGTCCACCCAATACTATCATGTCCAATTTGCCATCCACTTGATGTTACTGGTCTATATATAATAAATTTTGGAGCAACACCTAAACCATGACCAACAGTAAATGTTCCTGAAGCTGGAGTTGTAAATGTTGAAATTGAAAAACCTGCTGTTGCATTTGCTGAAAGACTTGCAGTTACAGAACCATCTGTGTTTGATGAACCTGCACCATTTGCTTTCCAGTTCCATGAAACAAAAGTATTAGTATTTTGGTTCATATCAGTTTCAGCTCCAACAGTAAATCCATCGCTATCAAATGAGGTTACTCCTGGTACTGTATCTTCTGCAACAGTATCATTCGGTACTATTCTTTGTTGAACACCTCTAATTACATCATACATATTATGTTTTCTTGTATCATTTCTAATTTTTCCCCAAACTAAATCTGGCTGGAATCCTACTCCTGTAATAGATTGTGTTGAACCATTACCTGTATAAAGTTTAGTATTAAAATAATCCGAAGGTTTTTTAATTGTAGTATAAGCCATTATAAATTTAATCCTTTGGTTGATAAAGCAGTATAACCTGTTGGAACATCAAATTCAAATATTCCTATACCACTTGCGTTAGTTCCTGCACTAGCTACTGCTGTAGTTCCGAAGTAGCCATTACCGAAATTAAATTGATAAGTTCCTCCAGAACTTGTATGCCAATCACCACAACCAAAAAAATAAACTCCTTGTCCTCTTGAATCAGTATTTGGTGTTGCATTTAAATCATTAATAGATACTGCACCAGTTCCAGTAGCACCGCTAGTTGGGTCTCCACTATTTATCCATGTTCCATTTTTATGGAAATATAATTTATGGTTTTCTAAATCAACTGCAATGCCTATAATATCATTTACACCATAATTAGGCATACCTGTTAAAATACCTATTGCATTACTTCTTACAGCACCTCCAGTTTCACCAACACTTGAATCACTATAATAAGCATATGAATAATTATCTTCAGATAATTCTTGGTTACTTCCTTGATAACTATGGTCTGAAATACCAATCATATTATAACTTGAAGATGATGATATTTTAACTTCACAATAAAATTTTCCACTGCCACTATTCATACCTAAAGTTGAAACACTAAAATCCATATTAGCACTTGTAGATGCGTAAGTATTATTAGCATTAGATAAAGCTCCTGTTGAAGGATATAAAGATAAAGGATTTAATGTAGCAAAAACATTTGAAGGATTATCTTCAGTATTCGTTAATGTACCACCACCAACTGTAAAGTTATTACCATTACCAGATTGGTCTGTAACTGAATTACCATCTTTTAAAATAAAGAAACCATTGTTTCCATAAGTAACTGATGGAGAAGTTTTAATTGTCCAAACACCATTAGCATCATATTCTCCAAATGCTGAAGCATCATAAGCTGTGCCATCTATTAAATGAACATGAGACATTATTCCATCAAAATATTGTGTATTACCTTTTACACTTCCTATTGTATTTTGATTTGTGGTATTAAAAGCAGTATCATAATTTTGAGTTGGATAATTTTCAGTATCAAATGCAGTTTCTTGCACTCCATTTATATAAATTTTAACTCTATTTGATGCAGTTGCTTGTGTTGTGTCTACAGCTACTACGATATGATAGAAAGCATTTGTATCTCTAAATAATCTACTTGTTATTAAACTACTTATTTCTGTTCCACTTGAATTATACATTCCACAATATAATTTATGACTACTAGTATAAATTTGTACTAAATCAGTAACAGCATATTCTCCTGCTGAAAAAATTTGTAAAGAACTTGTGCTTGTTTCACATCTTTTTATCCAACCAGATATAGTCCAAGTTTTTCTATTACCTGTTGATGATGGTGTTCTTGATAAATATGTTGATGCCATTAGTTAAATTGTCCTCCACCTGTTGCACCAAATGATGATGTCAAACTAAAACTTCTGTCTGCTGTTTGACCTTCAGCATCTGTTGCTCTAATTGTAAAATTATAAGTTGTTGCTGTTGTAGAGCTACCACCAAAGTCAGTTGTTGTTATCACACCTGTTGAACTATTTAAAGAACAATTTGCTTGTGATGCATTTGTTAATACATCTGTAGTTTCTGAGTAAGTAACAGCACTATCTGAAGTAGCTGATACTGTAGCAACTGTACCAGAAAAATCTCCAGCAATAGTTCCTAAAGAACCTGCTGAAGTTGTCCATGTAGGTGCATCTGATACTGTAAGAATATTACCAGATAATACTGCTAAACCATTAGGATTTTCTATTCTTAATCTATATTCAGCATCTACTGCTAAAGTAAATTGAACAGTTAAAGAAGTAGAATTACTATATGAAACTGTGTCAGCATTATACCAAATACCAGTTGAAGGATTTAATGCTTCTACTCTTGGTATGCTTTCAAAGTTAGCACCTGTAATTGTAATGCTAGTTTGAGCATTAGTTATTGTACTAGGTGATATAGAACTAATTGTTGGTTTTGTTTCAGCAACACCAGTTAGATTACTTCCATCAATAGCAGGTAACGTAGCAGGAAATACTGCATCAGGTAATTTAGCAGAACCATCTAATTTAGTTAATTCATTAGCTTGGTTTGCGTCATTAAATACGTCAGATATATCTCGTGCTTTAGTCACTTATTCTCCTATTATTCTACTGGTGGTGTATAACCAGTTAATGCAGTTGCTTCAGCTTGTGTTAATCCCAAGTCTAATAGCTTTTGATTGCCACTAGCTTTGTCTGTAGCTTTTTGATTATCTTCATTAGTTTTACCAGTTTCTAATTCTGTTATTTTAGCTTGAATATCTGCAACTGTTATTGGTGTTGTTCCATTCAACCATTCAATAGAATTAACATCATAATTTTCTGCAACAAACTCTGCTGAAGGATTTATTTCTTTGATTGCTTGACCTATTAATTTTGACATTTTGTTATCTCCTTATAATTAACTGTAAATTCCATTTGCAATTTCCCAAACTTCAATAGTAGAAACACCACCACTAGCTTGTGAATTATTATTAACTTGTGTTTCGTTAAGATTTAGTGAACCATTTGCACTGTTCTGACAAATAAGTCTAAATGTTCTTGCATTACTATTATTTGAAGTAGGTGTATACATTCCACCAACATTTGTTTGTGGTATCCAATAATTATCTGGGTTTACAGTTTCACCAAAAGAACCAACACCAAAATGGTTAGTACCACCTAAATGTGTGTGACTTCTACTTACATCAGTAAATATTGCTGTTGTTGTACCAACTTGACTATCTGAAATATTATATTTCCAAGGTGTGTCGTGATTTGATGGTGATGCGTAAGCTGTAGCATTTATCCAAAAACTACTGTCACTAGCAGTTGGTGTAATTGTTACTTGTAAAGTACCAAATTGTGCATAACCACTTGAGCTATTAAATGAACCAGTACTAGTATATGTTGCTCTTTTAATTTGTAAAAGACCACCACCAACATCTCCCCACGAAGGATTTGCACCAGTACCATTTGTGATTAATGCTTGACCACTTGTTCCTGCACCAAGTCTTTGAAGACCAGACGCATCTCTATAAACAATATCGCCTTGTGTAGTTAATGTTGTTCCT